AGCAGACGGGTGGAGATGCGGAGGTCGCCCTGAGCCCGCTGCAATCGGGCGGCCAGGCGCTTGAAGGCTCCGACCAGAGGGTAGTCGGGAGGCACATCAATGCCAGCCATGACGGCCACAAATGCGGCAGTCGCGGCAGCGGAAGGCGTGGGCAACTTGGTAAGCAAGCACGGGTCGCGCATGGTCTTGCCTATCTTGAGGACACACGAAACGAAGACGTTCCATGTCCCACCCCAGAAGAACCCCTTGAGGAAGTCACGCCGTCCAGAGATTGGGAGCGCTGGATCTTGGTTTCCAAACCAAGGAGCGCTGCAAACCTCTCGAATGGGATGACTGGTTTCCCGGGGGCTGTAGTGAGGAGCCAGGCGACATGCGCCTGGAGGTTGTGGAGCGAGCCAAGATCTGAAGTGGTGCCGACTCCTGTGCGCATGCAAGTACGCAGCTTTGCAGAGATCTCGTCGAAATCGCGCCCCGTTTCACCGGTAGCGGCGCTCGGCTTGATCTTGCAAGAAACAGCTGCGGCGTTGATGTCAAAGTGGAGGCGCCACCACTCCTCGTCGCGGTAGATGGGCTCCAAGATGACGGTGTCGGCCTCCCAGAACGGCAGAGACTGGCTCTGGTCATAGGAGGCGTAATCCGTCTCTTGGCAGGCGCAGCCGAACTGGGCGGCATAGGCACCGAAAGAGACCACAGTGTCGTCGCACGAGACCAGGATCGTGAGCTCGTCGCCCGAAAGAAGCCCCGCATAAGCATCCAGATTCTCCTTCGTCGCGTGTGCAATAATGATCCGAACACGAAAGCCGTTGATGTCGAAGACCTCTGATCCGTCGAAGATACACTTGAGATACTTTGCGAGCATACGCGACACAACGAGGATGTGTGTCTGCTCCTCGGTATCAACATTCTTGACGGATCTGGGCTTAACGACGACGCGGCCCGTGCGACGATGCAGTCCAGCAGCCTTGAGCGTCTCGTTGTACTTGACCTGGAGCTTGGTGCGGTGGGTTGTCCCGTAGAGCTCAGTGCGCTTCCACGCCTCACCGAAAGCCATGCCCTTGTAGCCACCGAGTGCGGCAATGCACTCCTCCTTCGTGGCGAGGGGCAAGAGGTGCAGCCTCTTCTCCACGGCTTCCCGCAGCCAACCCTCCGCCCCGTGGAGCTCCGTGCGAATGGTGTCCATCACAAGGAGCTCGAGAGCGGGAGTGCGGTAGAACCCGAACTTGTCGACGTAGTCACGCGCTGCTGCACAGGCCACAGTGCTAGCAGTGTCTTTCGACGGCTGGTAGAGGTGTCCGGAGGTGATCAGCAGAGGGTAGGACCAGTGCGTAGCCGGTGCCAGTTCACACGACCTGCATTCTTCGCCGAGTACAGGCGCGTTGTCACAATGGCAGTCGCCGGACCCGAGGCGGTCCATGATCGCCTCCGCTTCATCAACGGACCACTCGTACGGCTTGTACGTGACCCCACAATGGACGACGCGGAAAGTGAACTGACGCCAGTCCTCAAGCTTGTCCTGAAAATCGTGGATCGGGGCAAAAGCTCGCATCCTCCAGACGGCGGAGCTGGCATCGCACAAACCGACGATGTCCGAGTCGAGCCCGCGGCTCCAGTCGGCACGCCATGCCTCCAAAACGGCACGGGAGCTCGTTGTGGCAATGGAGGCAAGGGCGGCCTGGCCAATGTACCCGGCGGACCACGCATAACCCACGGCCCAGTTGTGCGCCCAATGCAAAGGGAGGGTGACGGCAAAAGCGCGCCAACCCCAACACACATAGGCGATGGATGTGCCAACGTGGAGCAATGTGGGCAGAGCGCGCATCTTGACGAGCTCGAGAACCGGGACCCCAGCCTGGTACATGGGGAAAGCCTCAATGGCCGCGATGAGCAGTCCGGCTGGCGGGTAGAGCCATTTCGCGACCTCCTCAGCAGCGGTGGTCAAGTAGTGGGTCGAACTTGCGAGGAAAGTGGCGAGCGGGGACTGGAGAAAGGGCATGCCTTGCTGTGCCTCCCAGGACGTGATTGTGTCGGAAAACAGCTCTTTGGTTGGGCTGCCGATACCGGCTTTGAGCGCATCACGCATAAAAGCAAGCGGGGCCCCAGTGCCGCCATCGCTGTACTTCCAGAGCGCATATAGCACGCCCGCAGCGGCCACGCCTGCGCCGATCCGCCAGACCCAAGGGGACCACCCGAGATTCGGAGAGCCGGCCTTGCCGGCGCCACTATCTCACGCTTGGCGGCGAGGCCGCTGGCCTCATCGTCGACGATGGTTTGGGCGATGCGCTCAGTGGCCTGCGCGTCTGGCCTACTGGCCAACGCGTAGAGGACCGTGTTGAACGCGAGCGCAAAGCCGAGTTCCGGATAGCGAGTGAGGGCGGGCCCGACACCGCCGTCAGCTACCGCTGCG